AGGATATGTGTGCAGTTGTTACTAGACGAGTTGTGCAGATGGGGCAGGGTTATATCTGTACACGATGGTGAGGAGTGGGTTCTAGAGAAGTGTAGCGACCCACACATCGTACTAGATAACCTGTCACATACAGGCGAGGACACAATAGATGTGTTCGACAGGCTCGACCATCACTTAGGACAGTTCTGGCTGATCTATAACAACGGTAGCGAGGGTGATCCGATTATCTGTATCACTGATTACACCGCTAATGATTTCTGTGACAAAGCGTACAGAAGCGTAGAAGAAAGATTAAACGTAGCTTAGAGGAAATGACAATGGAATTACCAACAACTGAAGAGTTTACTAAACTTTGTAACGCCCACGATTGGACGTATGAATACAGCGATGACCATTCCGTGTGGAAGCGTGGCTCTGCACAGAGGGACGTACTGGTGGCAATTTGTAAAGAGGGGGGTGCTGAGTATGGTCACATCTATAATGAAATATCTAAAGAGAGGTTGCCGAGTTATGGGCAAGGGTAGTCAACAGCGACCGACTAACAAAGTATCATTCGATGAAAACTTTGATCGCATCTTTTTAAAGAATCGTCTGCCTGTCGAAAAGGAATGTAAGACTTGCGGGAAACTGTTTGCCATCAACGAGGGAGTGTTGATTGCGAACGCAGTAGGTGGGGAGATGTTATGCCCCAAGTGTAGTAGTCCAAACATTACAGACTATAAAGGAGCAAGTAATGACGTTTGAAATATTAAAGGGATGGTTTCTGTCCATCAATCTGCGTAATGGTGTAGGTATTGATCTGGAGTTTCACTGGGATAAACCAGTGTGGATAACTTATCAATCCAAAGGAGAGGTACACGCCAGAGTGAGTGAGTTTGATGGGGTAGAAATACTTATCCCATTCATGCGGTTAAGTTTTGGACAGTTGTTTGAAATAAAAACCCATTTTGGCGATTAACAAACTTGACTCATACACTGGTGTATGTATAAACGAAAACGATTTCAGAATCACAGGAGATTAATATGAAATCATCAACCATTTTTAGAAAGCGAGTAAAGAAAAAGCGGTACGGATATAGCAGAGGTTCTTGTTACAGAGGGTTTCATTTTGGCCTGTATTCTTATTACACTAAAGTAGCGAACAGCAGAGGGTCTGGCTTGTTTGCACTGCGGGACGATCAGGGACTTGAAATAGTTAACGGTCACGTACAAGGCTGTTAATTTACACTGTAAATCGAAGAGACTTAGCGACAGGGATGTTGCTGTCACTCTATAAAGGAAAGGTTATGCTGTATGTACACATTTTTTAGGATATGTAAGTGGGAATTCGTACTGAGTTTCTTTTATTTCAACAAAAAAGACAGGGATGAAAACTTCTTGGCATCTTACTCAAAGGGTGGTATATTCTCCTATCGTGTAAGAACAACCAAGTTTGGGAAGGACAGGGTGTTTGTATTATGGAGATTCATTCTTCATGTCAGTAAAACTTTATAAGGTAGAGCAGTTGCTTAAAGAGTTCAGGAAAATTGATCCGAACATTCAGATGCAGACTGCACTGGCCTTCATTTTAATTGCACAGAATGACCAAGATGGTACGCCACTATCGGTGTACGAGGTAGGCGATCATCTTAACTGCACCAGTGCTAGTGCTTCCCGTAACGTAGCGGCACTGAGTAACTGGTCACGCCATAAGAAGGCAGGGTACGGTCTAGTCGAGGCTAGAGAGAATCCGACCAAGCGTAACGAAAAGATAATCACACTAACACCTAAAGGTAGACAGTGGATTGAAACAATGGGACGTATATGTGGAGGTAGTAAATGAGTATCAAACCAAGAGGTAATAGTTTTGTTGTAGACATACGTAAGAAAGGACACGAGCGTGTGCGTAGGACTTTCTCTACAATGGAGGAAGCTAAGTTATTTGAAGCGCAGGTAGGAGTGCATCACCGCAGTGGTACGCCATTACCTGAGAAGCTACAGGCTAAGTCGGAGTGGACACTAGCCAAGGCACAGGATGCCTGTTTTAAAATGCACTGGGAGGGTGGTAAGTCTGAGCAAGCCATGTTGAAACTCATGCAGGTACACTGTCGATACTTTGGTGCTAACGTACCTATCTCAGCAATTAATACAGGTGTGTTGGACGGTTACATCGAACACATGAAACTGGCTCGGAAATCTAATGCCACTATCAACAGGCATCTCGCGTGTATCTCTAAGGTACTACGACTTGCCCATGAACAAGACAAGCTAGATAAATTCCCACACTTCCACCGTCAAAAGGAAGGACAAGGTAGGGTACGTTGGCTGACTGACGATGAAGAGGCCAAGATATTACAAACCCTACGACTGTGGGGTTCTAACAAGTTTGCTGATGCTTGTGTTGTGTTACTCGACACGGGTATGCGTAAGTCAGAGTTGCTTCGAGTTACTAAGAGTGACATCACCAAGCAGGGGGTGTACTGTAGTGACCGTAAAGGTAACAGCCAAACCATTATCCCATTGACAACTAGGGCCAGAAAAATTCTGGAGATATATGCTAGTACCAGTACTGACATATATATAATGTCAGGGTACTACAATAAAAACACATGGGGTAGGATGCAAACTCACTTAAATTTACCTGATGTCTCTCTCCATGTACTAAGACACACCTGCTGTTCGCGTTTAGTGCAGGGTGGGATGCCACTGGTACACGTAAAAGGGTGGATGGGACACAAGGCTATCTCTACCACCATGCGTTATGCCCACCTAGCACCTACTGATTTGATACAGGGTGTTACCTTACTGGAGAATAGGGCTTGATTAATTACACTCATGCGACTACAAACTACTTGATGCCGCGTGTGGCGCATGATGTGGCGCAGGTGTGGCACTCACGGCCTCGTGGTGAAATTGGTATACACGCAAGACTTAAAATCTTGTACCTTTCGGGGTGTGACGGTTCAAGTCCGTCCGAGGCCACCACACTAAAAACTATTTTCACTAGTCTTAAAATCGCATACCACCCTAGTTACACCCTCGTATTAAGGCAGAAATCTCAGAAAAATTTAATAGAAACCTGTGGCGTTTCACGCGGCACAAACTTCATACACTATCGTAGTAAAATACACTTTTATGCGCCAATAAATGTCCACTTGTGGCACTTTTTGCGGCATTAATCCCAATATGGAGAACTTTATGGCAACTTTAGAAGATCAACTGGCACTTGAGTTACAGATGTGCCAAGCAGGTGAGGAAAGATACGACAAACAGGTGGCCGCACTCGCTGATAAGGGTGTGGAGAGCAGGGCGCAACACGGGAAAGCTATTATTGGTAACGTGTTGACCCCATTATCTAAGGCCATTGCAGAGTTTTGCACAGGGGAGACTTCATCGAACCGCAGTATTGCCTACGGGAAGATCAAGCACCTAGACCCTGACCGATTGGCGGTGCTGTCACTACTAGGGGCTATCGACAAGATCAGTCAGCGTGTCCCTCTGATGGCAGTGGCACGAACCATCGGTCTGTATGTCGAGGATCAGGACAGAATTGAGAAGTGGTTAGAAGGCGACAGGGATGTCGCAACTACCATCGTAAAGATGGCTCAAGAGAAAACCACATACCGCCACCGCAGATCAGGGGTCATTCATAAGATGAATAATGATGGGTACTACGAAACGTCATGGACTAATGACGAGCGTATACACGTTGGCCTGAAGATGATTGATCTGATTATCACCAACACTGGTGTACTAGAATTGGTACGGGTCAGGACATCACGGACTAAGACTACCACCTACCTTGTGGCACAGGAGTCAACACTGGATTGGGTAAAGGGATTCCACGCATCCCATAGGTCTGCCCGTCCACGCTACGCTCCCTGCGTGATACCTCCGAAACGGTGGGAGGGTTTGTTTGGGGGTGGTTACTACATTGATGAACTTAACAACCTACCACTGGTGAGGATGCACTAATGAGAAAGAGAACTACTGAGTATTTCACAGAGTTAGAGAAGTGCGACATGACTGAGGAGTTGAAGTGCGTGAATGCGCTACAGGAAACACCTTGGCAAATCAACAAGCACGTTCTGGCAGTACTGCGTCAGGCATGGGACAGTGGACAGACTTGGGGAGGGCTACCTGCAAGGGATGATGTCCCTCTACCTGTCTACCCGTTCGACTGTGAACCAAGCGAGTTAACCCCTGCACAGCAGGAGGAGTTCAAGGCATTTAGAAAGAAACGTGGAGCAGTACACGCCCACAATAATACGACAATGAGTTTGCGTATCTTGATTGAACGTACCATTCAAGTCGCAGAGCAGTACGCCCACGAGCCTGAGTTCTTTTATGTCTGGCAGTTGGACTTCAGGAGTCGCAAGTACCCTATGGAGTCGTTCCTGTCACCGCAGACAGGTGATGCAGGTAAGGCACTGCTAACCTTTGCATTCGGTGTTGAGATTGAGTCACCAGAGGATGCCAAGTGGTTAGCTATCCAAGGTGCGAACGTCTACGGCAACGATAAGGTGACGCTAGAGGATCGTGAGTTGTTTGCCTACATGAACACTGAGATTGCACAGGCGGTAGCTGATGACCCGTTC